GCCCGGACGGCGGGTTGTCGTGCACGACATATCAGGCGGGGAAAACCCTGTGACAGAAGACATGGGGCGCAAATCCGATGTTTTCTATCAGATGGCCTATGTGACCGGTGACGATGTTGTGGCGCAGGGCAGAGCCCTGGAGGCTGCGGCCAATATTCCGGGGCCTGTATCGCTGACCCTGCCGATGGATCCGGCCAGAATGGTGCATTTTGAATTGTGCGAGCGGGCCCGGTCCCGTGATGAAAACGGCAAGATTGCCTATAGTCTGACCTTTCTGGAATACGGCGCGGGCGGCGCGTCCGTTGCCCTGCCTGATGCGCAAATGCGCGAGGCGTTTGCGGCCGGATTTGACGCGGTTCTCGGTGAAATTGCAGGAGCATTCTAATGCGCGACTGGCTCAATACCCTGGCGAGCGATCATCTAAGCGATGCCGATGATATGGCGGTGGCCGGATGCCTTGCGGCAGACCTTGCCGCGAGTGGCGAAACGGCCGCACGGGCGGCGATGGAACTTGCCCAATTGATTGGCGAAGGCGCAACCGATGCGGCGGCGTTGATTGCCGCTTTGGAAACCCTGCCGACCAGCGACAGTGTAACGGTGGCGGCGGCAACGACGCTGGCCCTTGCCATGCACGCAATTGCGGCGGCGCGGGCCGACTATTCCGACCGACCGGCGGCCGCTTCGGCGCGCACCCTGTTGGCGGCGCGGGCGGATGTGGCCTATGGCCTGATTGGCGAGGATCTGGGGCCGCAGGCGCTGATGTGGGTGACCGGGCTTGTGGGCCGTGCGGTACGCATTATCTCGGATGAACTGGCTTCGCTTGTGCCTCTGGTCCGGGTGGAAACCGCGCTTTCCATGCCAGCCTCTGTGCTGGCTTTTCAGCTTTATGGGGACGCCTCAAGGGGCGAGGAACTGGTGGCCCGCAACGGGGTGTTAACCCCGCTGGTGATGCCGAAACTGATTGAGGCACGCGCAAGCTGATGCCGTTTGAAACGGTGCACCTGCGCGTTAACGGGCGCAAACTGCCGCACACCGAATGCACACTGAACTGTGGCGCAGAGGAAGTGGAACGCGATGCCTCGTTTTCGGTGGCGTGGAACGGGGCGGGCTTGCCCTGTGAAACGCAGGAACCGGCAACCGTGCATATTGGAAGCGAACTTTGGCTGACCGGCGAAGTGCGTGACATAAACCCGGCACATGACGCGGAAAGCCGCACCTACCAGATCAATCTGATTTCGGCGACCTGCGATGCATCGGAATGTTCTGTGGTGCACCCCACCGGGCTGGTGAAAAACGCCGACATGATGGCGGTGGCAAAGGCCTTTGATACGCTCGGCATTGGTGTTGAGGGTGACGTTCAAACCGAAATCAAGCGGGTGCACAAGTTGCGCCAGGGGGAAACCCTGATCGACACGCTGGAAACCGAAGCCAGCAACCAGGGCGTGCTGATACACGACACGCCCGAAGGCAAGCTGAAACTGGCCGACAAGCCCGAAGGCCGCCATGCGGGCACCCTGAAACGCGGGGTCAACATCAAGAGCGCCACGGGGGCGCTTTCGTCTGCTGGCTCGTTTTCGGAAGTGACGGGCAAGGGGCAAAACAGCCACGGCACCAATTCCACCTCCATGCGACCCACCGCCACGGTGAAGAATGCCGGCGTGAAACGCCGCCGCCCGCTGATCAAGATATATGAGGGCGAAACCACCGAACCCAAGCTGAAAAAGCGGGTGGAGTGGGAAAACAAACGCACCGAAGGCAATAACACGTCTGCCACACTTGTAACGCCGGGCTGGCGTGATGCGGCGGGCAAGGTGTGGGACAGGAATTTTCTGGTCTCGGTAGACGATGACTGGATCGCCATTGAACAGGACATGGTGACGGCCACGGTTTCCCTGCATCAGGGGGATGATGGCACCTATGCCTCGCTCGGTGTGAAGGATCCGCCCGCCTTGGGCGGTAAAAACGCCAAGGGTAAATCCGCCAAATCATGGGCCGCGCCCGGTGAGGCGCAGGCCGATTATCGGGAAGAGGAAGCATGAGCGATTCAGGCCTGACCCGATTTGAGTTTGACGGCACGGTGGAGCACGAGGGCGGCCAGCAAAGGGTTAACGGCAAGGGTTTTGCCGGTGACGTGTTTGACCGGGTACACCGGCCGGAGCCGCATGGTTTTGCCTCCCACCCGGTCAAGGGCGGGCAGGGGCTTGTGCTGCAAAGCCGCGCCCAACGCGATGCGGCCTATGTGCTGGGCGGTGAAAACCCCGGCCTGCGGCCAAAGGGCGACTGGCTGACCGCAGGCGGTACGGCGCTTTATGATGCGGCGGGCAATATCGTGTCGGTGGTGGCGGCCAAAATGCGCATTGTGCATTCGGCGTCTATTCACCTTGAAGCGCCGGAAATCATTTTGGAAGGTGTTATTCGTCTTGGCGGTGCCGGTGCAAGCCGCCCGGTTTCGGCGCAGGGCACGGTGGACAGCGGCGGCAATACCGACCAAAGCAACCCGGCGACCGGTGTTTTTGCCACATGATTATCACCCCGCTCACCCCCGACAACCATGTGCTGCTGGACCCGGATATTCTGTGGAATGGCCGTGTTGGCGATCTGTGCAAGACGGCGTTTGATGCGCCGGTTAATCCAAGCGGGTTTCGCGCAGAGCAGGCCATTGCCACGGCGGTGCTGATTTGCCTGCAGACGGATATTCGCGTCGATGAAAGCGAACTGCGCGACGGTGAGCAAAACCGGGGCTGGATCGGTGACAGCTTCGATATGGCCCCCGGTGAGGTGCCGATTGGTTCGCGCCTGTGGCTGTTGCGGCGCAGAATTTTGAGTGAAGAGATAGAGCAGGAGGCGGAGGATTACGCCCGCGCCGCCCTGCAAACACTCATTGACCAAAAGGTATTCGTGGAGGTGGCGGTTGTAGCCACGGCCAATATGGATGCGCGGCAGCTTGAACTGACCGTGGATGCCACGGGGCGCAACGGCAAACAGACCTTCCACGAGAAATACGCGATTTTATGGGATCAGCTTGATGGCATATCTACCCCGCTCGCTTGATGCGATCTCACAATCGGTGCGCGGCCTGTACCGGCAATATATGCCGGGCACAGACGCGAGCCTGAAGGAAAACGTTACCCACGTTCTGGGCAAGGTGCAAGCGCTGATGGGCCGTGACTACGAGTTGCGCCTCAAGGTGCTGGCCCGCCAGATGTTTTTGCGAACGGCCGATGAGGCCCACGCGATTGCCCATTGTGCTGACTATCGTATTTACCGCAAGGCGGCGGCTGCGGCCAGCGGCTCGATAGACGTTACGGGGCTGGCTAATGAAACCTATCCGCAGGGGTTGCGGTTTGTGACGGGCAACCTGACCTTTGCGACAATTGCACCCTTCACCACCGATGGCACGGGGGCGGCCAGTGTTGCGGTGCTGGCGGAGGCCACCGGTGCGCAGGGTAATCTTGCCGCCGGCACGGTGCTGAACCTGCTGGACCCGCAAACCGCCCCGACGCTGACGCAAACGGTTGCGGTTGGCGTGTCGGGCTTTGGCGGCGGTGCTGATCTGGAATCGATTGAAAGCCTCAAAGCACGCGGCCTTGCCCGCAAGGCGCAGCCCCCCAACGGCGGTGCCCTGCACGATTACGAGAATTGGGCCATGGAAGTGCCCGGCGTGGTGAAGGCATGGGCAATCCCCTTTGCCAACGGGCTAAACACAATTGCCGTGTTGTTTTTGTTTGAGGGCCGCACAAACCTGATTCCCACGCAGGCCGATGTTGATGCGGTCAACGCCTATCTTTTGCCGCGCCAGATGGTGCGCATGGACCCGGTGGCGGCGGCACCTGTTGCCGAACCTGTGAACGTGGAGATTGCCGACCTGGTGGGCGACACGCCGGAAACCCGTGTGCTGATAGACGCGGCGCTTGCGCAGCTTTATCTCGATCGCGGCGTGCCCGGAACGGATGCCGACCCGTTTACCCTGTCACGCTCGTGGATTGGCGAGGCCATTTCGCAGGTTGTGGGCGAGGA